CAGGAGCGCTGAATGACGCTTAATCCATCCCACCCACCTACCTGTAAGCAGTGGTGAATTCCGGTTGATTTCAGGTCAACTCGTCCCCGGGTAGTTACGGCTCTACCATGACTCGGCGCCATTATCAAGGCGACTTATGAAATCATCGTGTGTTTTCCGCGAAAGCGGTGATTTTTTGGCTAACCAGCCTGTGTCTGTTTTGATATCCCGGCGAGAAAACCGGTGCGGTATTGTAGGGAGCGCCCCCTTCCATGAACATCTCAGTTCATAATCCTCGGAACATTCGAAGCGACCATCTTCATCACCTCCATAGGCGAGAACTCCCTGACTCCCCGCGAGGCCGTTTTCACGACCTGAACAAGGTGCTCCTCAGCACCTCGAAACGCCTCACCGATACCAGTGACGTTCGTCGTCGATGACGAGGCCGCCGCGACAACGGCGGGCTTAAGAGCCAGGTGAGGCTGCGAAGGTTCAGAAATGCTCGCGACCAGTTCACCGCCGAGGCACGAGTTCCAGTACTCACAGATCTCGTACGTCTGCTCATTGGCCGTCGGGTTGTTCAACCACATGAGCCCGGCGGCGTTGCCCATCTTACGGTTGCAGGACGCTGCGAGCGCGTCCGCCCCAGTCGGCAGACCCGAACTTCCGTTCGAGGCGATGTTGGTCTCAATGTGGCTGTAGACGAGGTCTTGCTCGCGAGTGGGAATCACAAAGTCGACGATCTTATCGACTGGATGAACTCGATAAGTCGGATACTTCATGAAAAACCCTTGCCCGAAGGAAGCCTTCGGTCCCGCAGCCAGGTTCGCATCGCTCACGTAGCTAGGCGGAATGACAGTCACAACATCACCGCCCCGTTCGGATTGGGACGTCGTGTTCAAGACTGTGACCGAGAGCCCCGTGGTGACAGCCCGGACATGACCATGATGGCCAGCGCTGTATGGCGGCTTCGAACTCGGAGTTATGACACTCCACTGAACCGTAGAGTCAAGGCCGCACTCGAGCGTTGCTTCGCCGGGGATGAGACCTCCGGGACTCTGGGATACGATAACGTTCGAGGGTTGAAGCGTCACGGCTGTGACGACCGCGGCGACATTCAGCTCGACAGTCGTCGGGACGGGCATGGCTGTCAACCAATCGAGCGACGCCGTTGTAGCACCGGCCAGGTACCGATAAGCCAGAGGACGGTTGTGAGCCGCGGTCTCATCCCCACTGCCAATGTCGGCATAGAGGCCGCCCAAAGCGGCTTGGGTAGTCGAACCGCCTTTGCCCTGGGGACCGCGAGCAAAGATCGATATCTGGCGGCAAGTCCCGGCGGCGACAGTGTAAACGGCCCGTGCCCGGATGGCAACGGGATTCGTCTGGGTCGTCTGACAGTCGTTGTTGGTGAACGGAGGGAGAGCGCTAAATCCTTTCTGAGGGTGAAGCTGCTGCTGTTTCCATGCCGCCCAGACCTCCAGCGACTTCAGTTTGGGCTTCTGGGCGACTTCGACCGCCTTGCGGGACTTATGCGCCTCGGCAGTGAGGTGCTTGGCCTGACGCTGACGCTCAAGAGCTTGGGGGTTGACCGACTGGCGGTTAACCTGATCCTCGAGCTTCTTGAGACGGCGTTCGGCCTTCTTCAGAGCCTGCTCGGCTGTCAGAGGTCCGATCGGCTTCTGGCGAGGTTTCTTGTTGTTTGATTTCTTCATGATTTTATCGTGGAGCCCGAGATCATATAACTCGCGACTGTACATCCCAGCCAAGGCCTGAGCCTGACCCGTGCAGTCTGTAGACATTCCGTGTATTCACACTTAGTACGCCGCTTCGTTGCCTGTTCGCGCTTTTGGAATCTTAAGACTGGGACCCACTGGTTATGTCGTTACCAACGTGACTACCACCGTCCTACTGTGTTTCACAACACATTCGGACGCACCCCCGCTACCTCACCCTCCGAAGAGAAACGGCTTGCGGTACGAGGTCTTTCACTCGAGAGGCTCTAATGCCCGGGGTCGCGATGGGTTTTGCAACAGGTCCAGTCCTGCGTTTCGCGTGTGGAAGTTAATCTACGGTCCTACTTAGAGATCCTAATTAAAGGACAATATACCCTTAGAGGGACTCGGGGAACCATCCCAGGTTCGTACTTGTAAAGCGCTCGTAAGCGCTCCCGTGTATTTTAGATGCTCGTAAACATCCCGTACTTATATTGCGCTCGGGAGCGCAGTGCCATCTAGACACAAAGGCTAAGGCTTTCTTCGCAACGGCTTTCGTCCCCACAGGTCCAGCAGAGCTTCGTATACAGACCAGTCGATGCCAGCCAGTTATCAGGCGTGTAATAATTACAAAGACACGTCGGACAGGTTGGAATCGAATGGTCCACTTCAGGAAGCGTGCGCACGACAAAGCGGGTGACGAGCGTAAGGTTGCGACCCTCGTCCATATTGAGGTCGCTCAAGCCAAGACTCGCGCCGCCATTACCACTCAGCGCTTCATCAAGCTGGTCAGGGCGCCAGGGACCCCTAGCAGATACACTCCAGGGAGAACTTCCCGAAACCCTCGGTACGATACGGCCGTTGCGGAACATACTCTCGCAGATACCTCTCGCGAGGAGACCGATCGTCACGGGGTCGAGCCTCAGAGACCGAAAGAGATCCCACTGTTCCTTTTCCTGCTCTTCAAGGTGGCGATTCAAGTCCCACGGGTTAGCGGCACCGACGGGATCCGCGGGGCTCGTACTATACGTATACCCAGGGTGGGCCCTCTCGTACCTACGCTCGTGGTACTGGTCGTGGGCCCCATCCATCTTCACCCGCGCGTACGCACGCGAGATGAGACCGGGTCTCCTCTCCCACTCGAACTTCCAGTAACCGAGGCTCGCGGACCACGATGGTCGACGCTGGCCACAGCCACCGAGAGAGAAGTCCGCCCAAAGCGAACGGCCTGCCAGGCGCTGGCGTAGAATCGGCTTGTGGAGCGTCAAGAACGTCCTACAGACGTAGTGCTCCATGGTAGCAGTCACACAGCTATCCAGCAGCGTCGTGACCACCGACGTAGGGTCGAATGGTTCGTCGAGCTTCTTTTGACCCATCATGAGACCCACCTTCAACGTCGGGACGAAGACCACCTGTCCATCGTCGACGAGGTAACTCTGGCTGTTGATGTTCGCGTAGGAGCGGTGGAGGTACGACTTCCCTTCTGAACGACCAAATCCAATCCGGCCGCAGAGGTCCCAAAAGAGCTTGTCGAAGGCGACGGTGGTGAGAGACAGACGGTCGTCTCCATTGACGAGTATCCCGTCAAACCGCGGCTCCATGCCTAGGACCCGACGCGTCCACGCGTGGACCCCGAAGACGCAGATGCTGAGGATAGGAAACGAGACCTTTCGACCCATCAATGTCCCCCGGCGTTGCTCGACGAGCAAGTGACCGCCGAAGTTCACATATTCGACCCCTGAACTAGTGAACAATTCCGAGAGCTTCTTCGAACCATAGTCGCGATTCTTGTAATCGAGCACGGAAGGGGCCAGACCTGCCCGTAAGGCGCGGACCATCCAGGCTGGTCGACGCTTGCCTAAACGGGCTTCGAGGGCATCCAAAAGAACCAGAGGAAGTCCGTCGGACGCGGCCGAGAAGTCCGAACTCGCCCAGTGGTCAGGACCTACTCCATCGACGCTGCGAACTTCATCGAAGACGTCCCGTATATGACCGACATCAGGCTTAAGCCCTAAGAGC